ATCAATTGTAACTGAGTTACCTGTGGGGAAAGTTGAAAGTGTTTTGACGTTACGAATATCTGACATGGGAGGAGGACCAACCATGAAAAAGAAATTAAAATCGTCGCCCGCAGCTTCGTAAAGCGGCGAAGCTTGAGTGTTTCCACCGAACGATGCAAGGTTGCGGCAGCGGATGTTGGTTCGAACATCTCCAAGAACAGGAGTCTGATTAGAACCAACAACATCGCAGCGTACACCCCGGTAGTACGGAGTACGCACTTCAAACGCGTTAGACACTTGTTGGTTTTGTTGGAAAACAGGCTGACCATAGGATTCCTGGAAGGGAACATCTGTTTGGGCAGTCTGATTTTCATCAAAGGACAGATAGGACTCGGCGACAACGCCAGCGGTATAAGGCACTAATTTCGTTTGTGAAGAACCGTTGTAAAAGCGGTAAAGAAAAGATGTCATATACCATGGTGTGGGCAAAGCTTTATCTGAGAAATTTAGACGCGAAACAGTTCGCTGACCGGTAACAGGATCTTCGGTCATATGTCGGGTTCGTAATCCAACATAATTTTCCTGTTGAGATAAATCGGCATAACGTCCGTATCTCTTCATGAGAGAACGAAATGACTTGAAATATTCACCGGTTGTTTGAGCTGTAACGTCTTGTGTGGTGTGTGAAGGCACCAAAAGATTTTCATCTTCTGGAACAAATACAGTCCCAATATCGGACTGGGCGTAGCGGTCTTGGAAACCTGGTGCTAAGTTCATGACAGGCCGAGCGATTTGATAATCTTCACCAGCGCTGTGAGCTATGTAGAAAACAACAGAGCCAGCAACGGTAGGTGGGTGAGACAAATCGACAAGCGAGTAAATTGCTAAACAACCAGTTTTGGTGTCAAGAGTAGTTGCGTCTGGTCCGGGATTGGAAAGATTTGTTGTACGTTTGTATGTTTCACGCCAATCAGTGTTACTGATATACGGCACTGACACACGGAAAGTAGTACGTCCCATTTCGTCTTGTCTATCTTTAAGATTGCAAACAACGTTGTAGTTCGTATTGAGTAACTCACCGAGGTCATTAGGTACGTCAGCAATGTTTGTTTCTGGCAAGAATACAACAGCAAATCGACCCTGATGGTAAGGAGTCTTCACTACCATAATATCATAATTGATGGTACCGCGCCATAGTGTTCCCATCATACTTGTGTAGGCAAAACTACCCAAGTATAACGTTTGACTATCTTCGGTATTGTCATATTGATATTGTGACAGTGGAGAAACTTCCCATGCAGTGATCAACTTACGTGCTGAGAAAATAGCAGTAGAAGCTGTTTGTGCGTGGAAGAAATTAGGACGTCCGAGCGTAAACTCAAAACTCATCTCGTCTTTAGTCTCAGGAATAAAGGAAGAACCATCTATTCCATTGTCTTGGAGAAGAGCTAAGGTTGTGGCATCGTCATTACCTTCAGTGTGGATAAGTGAGATATTAGGTTTAATAACGGACTTCTGCTGTGGTTGAATGGAAGTGGGTTTTGACCATCCAAATGTAGCGGCGGTTCGTCCCACTGCTCGCGACACCCAAGCGACGGATGAAGCAACACTACCGATTACTGGAATTCCAGAGAGAACATCAGCAACGGTGGTTACTCCACTCGCAATCTTGGATATTGGACCAGCGGCTTCAACCTCGCCTGTATCAGAAGCGCACACGGGCTGCACGTCAGATTGTGCAACACGATAGCCTTTTGCTTGCAAACGCTTAATCTCATGTTTGTCGCGCGCGGCGGAAATCACATCGTTTTGTGTGGGTACATAGAACTGTGGATTTACGAAGCGTGCAAAGACAGTATATTTAGCAGTTTCAGCAGAGGTTGAACCTAAAAGGGGTGAGAACACATACAAAAATGCAGATCCGAATTGATTTTCTGAGTTGGAAAGGTCAAAAAGATCGTATATATTTGCATATGGGCAAATCAGTTTAAGCGAATTACCTTCTTCAATACTAACAATTTTATATGGGCAGGAGGTTTGAGATGCAAGGAAACGAGTTCCCTTGCGCCTGAAATCTCCAGTTTGATCATAATAGGGATTGTAGACAAGCATTAAAGCTCCTTGTAAAAAGGGTTGAGCATTAATTTTGACTTCGATCTCGATGTCAGCTTTGAGGTACTGATAATTCTTCAACTTATCGACAACTAGGGGTGAGCTATTGAAAATGTCTTGAGGAAAGTTGAACTGGCGCAGATAATTCTGAGTATCATTATCGTAATCAGACGGGGTAAGTTGGATTGGAATAGCGGTGTCGGCGGTTTTCCATTCATACGTACCCAGGTTGACTGGTCGTTGCAGGATACTCATAATTTCATGCCTGGTGGTGTCGTTCAAGGCCATCTGAGTAGAAGTAGATGACATCGGTACGGCATCAGCAGACATCTGTATGTCAGTTAACAAGTTTCCTCGGGTTGAATCGACGTTCGTGTTTTGGTCATGGTCATACGAAACAGAACCATTCGAATTAGATGAGTTAGTAGCAGTCATGTAATGCGACAGGGGTAGATGACTATTCACCCTGAAGTCGGGAGCTGTATCAACAGAGCACAGCAACACTCTATAATTTGGCAAGGAAATAGCAGTAAACCGGGAAGTATCCCGTTTGTATTCTCAGTTCAAGATCACATTTCCGGAGCAAGGCCAAGGAGTTTACCAAAGAGGAACATATTCTGTTCGGGCGTACATATCACGATTGTATCTGTACGTCTCCATCTGCTCGTAATAGGTCGGAATTATCATAGATAATCCAACTTTTCCGAGTTCCTCTTGTATACGAGTACTCCAGAACTCATATACGGCTTGTGGATGGAGAGAGAGTTCCATGATCGTTTGTTCACAGTTTTCGATGGTTGCCGATTTGTGGGCTTTTCCACGTATCCAATTGGTTATCTCGAGAAGATTCTCAAGGTCCATGGGTGCGAGGTAGGTCCCATCAGATTGAATGGCAAACTTTCGCTTTAAGAAGGCGGTATCTTCCAGACGTTTGTAAGGAAGAGTCGCGCCACTCTTGGTCTCATCGGTGTATGTAAGTCCAAAGGAAGCAAGTGCAGTGGTCAAAGTTGTTTGATTGAACCAACCAATTATTTCGGTGCTGACGGATTTCACGTCATCATCGCCATAAATGATTTCAGCAACATGCTTCCTGTAGTCACACACAGCGGGGAGACCTTGTTCTTTCTTGATTAACATGTATGCAATTCGCATAACAATGCCGTTAAACAATGAGTTGATGATGACAGTTAGAGGATTTCCAGATGGTTGGGAGTGAGTTTTCCGAATCACTTCACCACGCACTAGGATGTCAGCGTTGCAGATATGCTCCCAAAGAGCAGCTCTGATCAGCTGATTCTCAGGACAGTCACCATACCACTCATTAATCTTTTCCAAGATCTTAACAAGCACTTGCATCAAGAGCGATCCATCGAAGTTGGAGAAGTCACCTGCTATCATATTGTTTCCTTTAGACAGCAAGTGATGGGCCAGTTTAGTCCATTCTAATGAATAGGGGTTAATGCCAACGGCAATACCATTGTTGATTCGGTTTCTCATTACATGAGCAGCAAAATCAAGAAAGTATTGTCGTATGGCAATTACAAGATGTTGGGGGCAGGCTTCGAAAACTCGAGTTTTTCCTGCATCGACTTTCTCGTTAGGGCGTTTCTCGTCTTTGAGAGTAGCAAGGGAAATAGCATTTCCACGGATTCCGTTTCGGGAGTCATTGATCAGATCAGTGACTTCTTTCTTCAGTTCCGGGTTGTCAACTATGTATTCCTCACCAGCACCTAACCAGGCGGTCTTTCCTTTAGTCTTGTTATTCATGTTGAATGGATATCCAGGAGAGGTCGTTCGGTTGATTGGTCGTTTGTAGGGGTCACCCTCAACACCAACTATGGCTTCTTCGTAGCTATGGACGGTGCCAAGGCCATTCGGGGGTTTTCCGAGGCCTTGGAACACATCGTTTGCAGCTGCGTTCAGCAAGTCGGGGTCGAGGAAAGTTTGACTTCCCATGACTTTCTTAATACCTTTTATCATTGGGTCAACGAGGCCTTCACCCTGTACGTGTACAGGTTTCAGGTTAGCAGGTTTCATGATGTGAGGTTGTACTTTGTCGAAAATCAAGGAAGGAGCGAGTTGTGTAGTGGAAGGAGCAGGGGGAGCTGGAGCGGTGCCAACATTTAGGCAGTCACCAAGATCAAGCAGGGATACTTTACGCGTTGTGTCTACCCAGGATTGGGAGTATGGTAGTCGGCCGTCAATAAGATAAGACGGTGGGATACCAAATTTAGCAACGTGGTCAGCAAGAGCTTTTTCAAGGAACTGTCGAGTAGTGAGGGCACCAAGAGCAAGAGAACCAACTCCGCCAGCAACATGGAAACCTATGAGTTTGGTATGGATCAGACGATTGGATATGGAGAGTAGAGCTCCACACATTCCGTTCATCGTTTCCAAATCGTACTCAACGTGGTTTCCAATACTTACGGGGCAAATGCAGTCGTCAGAGCTTTTGGGGCAAGATCCACGGGGATGAAGATGATATTCGGTAGCTTTGGTCGAGACATGGAAGGAAGAAGGGTATTTTTCCTGAACTATAGTCTTTTGACCAACTTGATAGAATCCAGAGAAAGTTAAATCTCCTTCTTTCAGCAAGTCGATATCATCAGCATTGAGGAATTTTGACAGAATGCGAGGGCGATTGGGTACAACAGCAGGGAAAGAAACCAAGGCAAGGTCAACGGGAGAGTTGTCAAGTTGGAAGGCTTGAGAAATTTGACATTGATTGATAGGAATCTTAATTGCAGCTTCAACAGAGTATGGGTTTCGAATGATGACATACTCTATAGGGGCAGCAGCTGGTGGGTTGAGCATAGTGTGTGCAGTAGTAATCATGGTGCGTCCGACAAGGAACACGCCATTACT